TTAGAGCTTATCAGACGAAGAGTGTACGATGGCGAGGTCCTGGGGAGCCATTAATTGAACTGGTCGTCGCGCTTGCGCGTGCCACGCCCAACAGGGTCGCGTGGTTTTGCGGAAGTGCTGCCGCTCCGCTTGGGAGGGGTCTTCACGGTCGGTTTGCTGTCTCCGGCCGGCGCCTTGGGTGGGATGCCCTTGGCGGGGGGTTGGTTGCGCACAGTGGATTGCTGTGACGTGTTCACGCTGTTCTTGCGTTCATGTACTACTTTGGGTACCGTGTTTGTGGTCTTTTCGTCAAGGTTTTCTTTCTTCTTCTCGCGCCATTGTTTGCTGCGGTCGGCACGCGTTAGGGCTGCTTTCTTTTCTTCGGATTTCTCTTCCCTCTTTGCTGGAATGACGTACCCCTGGACATACGCGGTGAAGTCTGTGGGTTTTGGTTCGACCGTCGGGACGATATCATTAGCTTGGCTCAAGATATCGGCGATCGATTTTGTCATTAGACGCTCGACAGCAACGTGGTCGAGGTCCGGCAACTGGTGGGCGACAAGGTCATCCATCCAGTCGGCATGGTTGTTGGGGAATTGTACTGACACGTCATAGCGCGACCACCAACTTTCATTGGAGCAGCGCCCGGGGAGCTCACCCGCCTCGTCGAGAACGTGTAGCGCGAACTGGCCCAGAATCGGTGTTCCGGCATCAGTAATGGCAATTGCGCGACACTTCTCAAGTAGCTTCTTTCGAGGCTCCGTGTTTCGGCGGTGGGTGGTGTGCAGTTTCGAGAGAGCACGCGCGGGATCAGTGCAACTGTTGCTGTCACCATACCACACGTTCGGTCCGTAGAAGCGGGCCAGGAAGTTGACTCCAGATGCGCCACGGGGAAGCGTGTCGCACTTCAATTTAAGGCCTAGCATGCGCGCCGATGTCTCATAGGAGCTTACGGTTACCTCGGTCGCTAGACCATCATCTCCGCCAAACATTCCGTATCGGCCAGTCGCGTCGAACGCGTCCATGACGTC